ATTCAGATTATCCAATTGTGACAGACGGTAAATACGCTGGAATCATAGGAGTAGGAGGCCTTCTCCTGGCAAGGATACCCGAAGAACTCGCGCAGCAGCGAATTGATTATCAGAAATCACTTTCTGACGGTCAAGACGAAGCGATCGAAAACGACTTACTTAGGGATCAGGATAAAAGAATGCCTATCAAAATTGATAGACATTCGAAGCACACTTTCGGTGGTACCAAGAAATAATATTTCTCAAACTATCGGAATAAATTAACCGAACTGGAGGCCGTTTCACGACGGCAGGTTCACAAGGAGTAATAACTATGGCAAATAGAAACACAGCCGGATTTGGTTTGATTTCTGCGGGTACTGTTGGTTCAACACCAGCTACTCAAGGTCAAGGCAAATACTACATCGATGCGGGTGATACTGATGACTTGTTTCAAGGATGTACTGTTCGAATGAAGGACGGATACATTGTTGAGGCTTCAAGTACTCGTACTTTCGCAACAATAGGTGTGTTTAACGGTATCTTCTACAATGCGGCAACTACAAAGAAGCCGACGTGGGCGAACTGGTATAACCAACCTATTACTCCAGCAAACAGTGAAGATATTACGTGTTTTGTAATAGACAATCCATTTCAACTTTTTGTAGGCTCAACTTCTGCAGCAGTTACACAGGCAAACGTCGGTAGAACTGTATCTTTCGCACAAGCTGTTCCAACAGGAAGTGAAACTTCTGGACAATGTACTAATACAATGGACATCGGAAATATCGACGATACTAACAATCAGTGGAGAATTATAAGAAACGCTGAGGATCCTGAAAACAAAGACCAAACGGCAGCTTACTGCTCAATGGTTTTTGCTCAGAACCTTGGACAGTACTTATTAAACACTCAAACTGTTGGTAACGACTGGACGATATAATAGGAGCATAATATGGCAATATCACGAGCACAGCTAGTCAAAGAACTAGAACCAGGCCTGAATGCACTATTCGGGCTGGAGTACAAGCGTTACGAGAATCAACACGCTGAAATATACGTAACTGAATCAAGTGACAGAGCTTTCGAAGAGGAAGTAATGTTATCTGGATTCGCTAACGCTGATGTAAAAGCAGAAGGTCAAGGCATTTCATACGATGAAGCGCAAGAGACTTACACTGCTCGTTACACAATGGAAACGATCGCGCTAGCTTTCGCTATCACAGAAGAAGCAATAGAGGACAACCTTTATGACAGACTTTCTTCTAGATACACAAAAGCACTAGCAAGATCTATGTCCAATGCTAAAGAAGTTAAAGGAGCAGCACCTTTGAACAATGGTCTACCGTCAATAGCGGCAGCATCTGCGTTCCAAACAGGTGATGGTTCAAACTTATTTGCAACTAGTCACGCGACTATAGCAGGTACAGTTTCAAACACTTTAGCAACACAAGCTGACTTAAACGAAACTTCATTAGAACAAGCACTGATTGATATCGCTGCTATGACTGATGAGAGAGGTTTAAGAATTGCAGCTAAAGGAGTGAAAATGATCGTTCCTTCTGCAAACCAATTCAATGCTGAAAGACTTATGAAGTCTCAAGGTAGAACTGGTACAGCTGATAATGACATCAATGCAATCAACAGTATGGGAATGATCCCACAAGGTTATAGAGTTAATAACTTTTTAACTGATGCTGATTCATGGTATGTTATCACGGACGTTCCAAATGGTATGAAGATGTTCTCAAGAACTCCATTGACAACTTCAATGGAAGGGGACTTCGATACTGGCAACGTTAGATACAAAGCTAGAGAAAGATACGCTTTTGGCGCATCTGACTTTAGAGGTATCTTCGGCGTTGAAGGTGCGTAATCTAAAATAATTTTGTGGCGGAACATAGTTCCGCCACAATTTCCAAATAATGGTGAGAATATGAGGAAATTCCTAGTACAAATCAATGCATATAAATACTACGCTAAATTTGAAGTGTTAGCGGAGGATAATGTAGAATCTATTGAAAATTCAATAGTTGACAAACTAGGAGAAAAGAGTATAAAGTGGGAATATCTTGGAGAAATGAATGATCCCAAGGTAAATAGAATAACCTATGAGGAGGTTATCGATGGTACAAGACCTGTACAAACAAAAAAGGTCCTTGGAGTTGAGGTGGCAACTGGAGTATGAGCAAAGTGGTAAATATACTCTGGATATGGTCAGAATTGATAATGCTATTAAAGAAGTTATCAATGAGATTAAACTCGAGGAATCTAAGATTGCAGATAGAGAAAATGCAATTAGAAGCGCTGCTGCCGAAGTTTCTGTGGCTACTTAAATAAACGTCACATCGCTGAAATCGTATATTTCTTACACACCCTCTTGCGCTCTATTAAAATCTATTATATAAATAACTTACTAAGATAATTAAATCATAAATTGGTTATTCTTTGCTTAGTAAGAATAACTGGCGCGAGGAGGCGCTGATTAATATGACTACACACTTTTCAACTGGCGTAACAAACGTTAGAGGTAAATCGGGAGCTACATCCCTATTTAGTGGTATCAAACAACCCTTAATCACTGGAGGTTATGCACAAGAAGTTGCTTATCAAAACGACTGGGTACATTACAATTCAGGTGATTGGGACGTGACATCTGGTGGCGGATCTGACTATCAACTAGTAGATTATGCTGGTGGATGGTTAAGACTTGGAGACGATGCTCCAGCGGCTGGTGAAATCACTGGTCTTTCTGGTAAAGAAGTCTGGAACTATAACTCAGGTAAGCAATGGTGGTATGAAACTAGAATTGCTATGACAGATGTAACTGAAGCAAACATTTTTGTTGGCTTTGCTGACAATGCATTTGTTGATCCTGCAACTGTACCAACTGATTGTATTGGTTTTTCTCACTTAGAAGACACTACAACTATTCAATTCCTATCTAGGAAGAATGGTGCTGGTGTATCTTTTGATATGAAAGATAGTGGAGCTGGAAGTACTTATACTTTTGCTGACTCTACTGTTGCAACACAATCTGCAACTCAATTTGAAATTCCATCTAACTCTGTTAGATTAGGTTTTCATTTTCAACCTGCAGGTACTGAACTGGGACAAACTTCTGCTCAGTACAAACTTTACTTAGACGGTAAATGTGTTGGAACACAAGCAGCAACAACTGTTCCTGATGATATAGCTTTAGAACTAAAAGTTTTCATAGAAAACAAAGGTACTACTGCTAATCAATTAGCAACAGATTGGATTCAAACGATCCAACAAAGATAATAAAATTATTCTGGGCTCCTTCGGGAGCCTAGATAATTAGGAGAATAAAATTATGTCAATAACATCAAAAGTAAGACAAACGGTTGTTTTAACAGCAGATGGTAATTTGCAAAGTTTAATAGTTAATAATACCGCTGTTCCTACAACTGGAACAGCTACTAATATTAAAAAAATTAATATTATGAATATCTTTGCACAATCTACTGATGCAGACGCTGAAATAAAAATTTATAATGAAACTGGATCTGCAACAGCAAAAAATTTAGTTTTTCATGGTAAGTTTGGAGCAGCTGCTAATGCCGTTCATGAATTTAAAATACCAGGAGCTGGTATTTATTGTGACGATGGAGCTTACGTCGATCTTACTAACTGTGATTTTTGTTACGTAATCGGAACATTTTAAAGGAGTAGCCAATGGCGAATACTACTTCTTCGGCCTACTCGTTTGATCAGGATTTTTCTATTGATGAAATTATCGCTGATGCATACGAAAGATTAGGGCTTGTAGGAACATCAGGACATCAAATGAGATCTGCAAGAAGATCTCTAAATATTCTTTTTCAAGAATGGGGAAATAGAGGGGTACATTTTTGGGAAGTAGGAAATACTAATATAAATTTAATAGTAGGTTCATCAACTAATGTTGATGCGACTGCAGAAGGATCTGGTATTTATACTTTCTATAGAAATTCTACAGATGTACCAGGAGGAGGAGAACCACCTCAAGCAACAACTGTTCCAACAGCAAACGTTTATGGTATTACAGATATTTTAAATGTTTCTTACAGACAAAATTATAATACTACTTCTCAATCAGATACTGGTTTAACTAAAGTAGCTAGAGATGCATATGCTGCAACAGCAAACAAAGCTTCTCTTGGAACACCTTCTCAATATTGGGTACAAAGATTTATAGATAAAGTTACTATTACTATTTATCCTATGCCTAACTCAACTGCTGCATCAAATTATTTAAGTGTTTATTATGTAAAAAGAATTCAAGATGTGGGAGCTTACACTAATGCAAGTGATACACCATATAGATTTATACCACCTATGATTTCAGGACTTGCATATTATTTATCTATGAAGTTTTCACCACAAAGAACACAAGAAATGAAATTATTATATGAAGATGAATTAGCAAGAGCTTTATCGGAGGATGGATCAGCAGCGAGTACGTATATTACACCGAAAACTTATTATCCAAATATATAATGGCAAGATTTTCAAAAGGTAGAAGAGCATTAGCAATTTCAGACAGATCTGGGGCAGCATTTCCATACAATGAAATGGTTAAAGAATGGACTGGTGCATGGGTACATAATTCAGAATTTGAAGCTAAACAACCACAATTAGAACCACATCCCGTAGGAGCCGATCCTCAAGCGCTATTACATGCAAGACCAGCTAGAGTAGAATTTCCAGTTCAAGATATTTTACCAAATAATCCTTTTACAACAACAGGTGCTTCAAAAGTTTTAAGTGTTTCATTTCCAAACAATGGTTTAAATGCCGGGACATCTTATGTAAGATTTAGTGCTTTAAAACAACCAGTTGGTGGAGTTGCAATTACAACTTTAGAATTATCTACAACATTAAATGGAAACATAAGTGATTCTGCTACATCAATTGTTTTAACTGATGGATCTGAGTTTCCAACTGCAGGTTATATTGTTATAGAAAAAGTAAATAGTGAAACAGGAAAATATGAAAATGAAACAATTAACTACACGGGAAGAACTACACACACTTTAACAGGATGTACACGTGGAACTTCTGCACCATACAGAGGAAAAACTCTAGCTAATACTACAGCGATTGCTCATTCTTCTGGGGCAACAGTTTATGGATCTTATTTAGCAACAGCTGTAGGAACAACAGTAATTGTTGGTCCTAAAACATCTCAAACAGAAACACATTATAATTCATTAACAGTGCCATTAGTATCTAATGCTACAAGCACGGCAACAGGAGGCGGTTTTCAATGTACAATTGGACCCGTAAATGATAGAGGTTAATTATTATGGCTGCATATACACTCTCAGATTTAGAAACTGACATTAGAAATTATACCGAAGTAGACAGTAATGTTTTTACTGGTGCTATTCTAGGTAGATTTATAGAAAACGCAGAATATAGAATTGCTTATGATATACCTATGGATTCTGACAGAAAACAAGCTCAAGCACAATTTGCTTTAGATACTAATTCAATAAATGTTCCTGCGGGATGTTTATTTGTAAGAGGTGTACAAGTATTTCCATCTACGTCAGCCACTACTGAACAAGGTACGTGGTTAGAGAGACGTGATCAAACTTTTATAAGCGAATATATTGGAGAATTAACAGGACCTCAAGGATCAACTGCTTCTGGAGCGGATGTTACTGGAATGCCTAAATATTACTCTATGTTTGGAGGAGCTACTGGAACTACTTCTAGTACTTCTGGAGGTATGTATTTAGCTCCTACACCAGATGCTAGATATCAGTATATTATTCATTATAATAAGATCCCACCTGGTTTGGAGGACCAAACTTCTGGGACTTATATTAGCCGATATTTCCCACAGGGGCTTTTATATGCTTGTTTAGTAGAAGCATATGGGTTCTTAAAAGGTCCAATGGATATGTTGACATTATACGAGCAAAAGTATAAAACTGAACTACAAAAGTTTGCAAGTATGCAACTTGGAAGAAGAAGACGAGACGATTACACGGATGGTACAATAAGAATACCGATCGAGTCACCGCCTCAATAATTAGGAGAAAATTTATGGCAATAACATCGGCAATTTGTAATAGCTTTAAACAGGAAATTTTAGAAGCTGAACACAATTTTACAGCTTCAACTGGAAACACTTTTAATTTAGCACTATATGATAGCGATGCTTCATTAGGAGCAGGAACAACTGCTTATACTACTTCTGAAGAAATTACTAATACATCTGGAACAGCTTATACTGCAAAAGGAAAAGCTTTAACAAGTGTTACACCAACTTTAGATTCATCAACAGCAGTCTGCGACTTTGCAGATGTGTCTTGGACATCAGCTTCTTTTACAGCAAGAGGATGTTTAATTTTTAATGATTCACATTCAACAGACGCTTCAGTTTGTGCAATAGATTTTGGTGGAGATAAAACAGCTACAAGTGGAACATTTACAATTCAATTTCCAGCAGCATCAGCTACAGCAGCAATTATCAGAATAGCATAGGAGTAAAACATGGCTGACGTTACAGTTTCGGTAACGGGTCTTCAGGCCATCGTTAACCAAACAACGTGGAAT